GGCTTTGCTGAAGGCGGCAGGCCACCAATTGGAAGGCCATCGCTTGTGGGAGAACTCGGCCCTGAGTTGTTCGTGCCATCTGTTGCTGGTATGATCATTCCAGCCGATGCCACTGCTGCAATGGCGCGTTATCAACGCCAAGGCGGCGGTAATGATAATGAACCTGACCCAGCGGCTGCAATGGCACGATACCAACGCCAAGATGGTAACTCTATCGCTATGGGCGGCATGGGCCGTAATGGATCTACTACTAATAATGCTAGTAACACTACTAACAACGGATACAATACTAATGGCAGTAACACCATTAACAACGGATATAATACTAATGGCAGTGACACCACTAACAACGGATACAATACTGCCGGCAATAACACTATCAACAATGGGTACGATACTAATGGTGATACAGTAAACAATATCCAAACCAGCCCATCACCAGTGTTAGCATTTAGCTTTGAAACTACACGATTCTTGGGGCAAGATTATGTCAGTACTGAACAGTTGCAAGCAGCAATGATCGCAACAGAGAAGAGGGCAGCAGCGGCTGGAGCAAAAGCTGGAGCCGCGCAAATTACCAATAAGTTGCAGCAATCACCTAGCTATCGCAGACAGGTAGGTTTACGATGAGCGTATTTGTTATTGGTAATTTTGTTACTTTCACTGATACTGCAGGCGGCATTACAAGGTATCAAAACTTCTTCTCGCAAGGACAAAAAGATTTTGCAGGCCAGAGATATCAGCTATTACCATTTAATTATCAAGGCGCGCAAAAGACAAAAAGCGGCGATAATATATCCAGCCAGCTTACGCTACCAGCAAATCCATTAACTTTAAACTGGGTGCAATATGCAGTAAATAATGGCTGGCAGGTAAATGTAAAAACATATCAGCTTACCGATGCTTACGACCCATATTTATTGTTAGGTGATGAAACTTGGATCGCTACTGGATTAACGTATAATACACAAGCGGTCGAGATGGAATTAAGTAGTGCGATCGATGCAATTGGTTCACAATCGCCTAATTTACGAATTAGCCGCCAAGCCGTTGGAGCATTGCCAACCACGGGCGCTATTAGGTCCGGCTGATCTCATTGGCTTACCTTACCGCTTAGGCGCTGAACCAGCAAGGCATGGCGCTACCGATTGCATTAATTTATGCCGGTGGGTATTAGCGTGGTATGGCATTGAAGCACCAACACCAGCCCGCAGTTGGTATCGGCGTTTACATGCAGGTGATACCACTATCTTCAAGGAACAACTAGAATTATGGGGAATACCAGCCGAAACTGGTATTATTGCATTAGTCCAAGCTCCTAGCAATAGTTTTGGTTTAGCTGTTTACTACGACACAGGATGGCTCCATTGCAGTGCACAAATCAACAAGGTTGTATGGTCATCAGCCGTCAAATACGAGGCGCGATATTGCCATGGGAAAAGCAATTAATTGATACTTTAGGCTTAACCATTGAAGAATATAACTGGTATGCAAATGCGGTGGCTAATTACCGGCCTGAACGCGATGCAGCATACAGTCATGTGCCGGAGGTGGCATGTGATTTAGTTATAACACCTATTGTCCTCTCGGTACTAGGTATTGGTTTTAGTGTTGCGTCGGCAGTAATGGCACCAAAGCCAAAGCTGCCACGTCAGACTGATCCAGCTCAACAGCAGCAGCAAGAGCAGCGTGGCGCTGATGTAAGCGGTGCCAGCGTTAGCGGCTCTAATCGGTTTACCAATGTCGATGGCTTCACTTCAGTACAACCGCTTGCACGACTTGGCGAGTCAATGCAATTGGTATTTGCTAATCGTAAATTTGGTTTTGATGGTAAAAAGTATGGCGGCGTAAGGGTTGAAACAAAACTGTTGTGGTCGCAATTATTAAGCCAAGGCGATGGGCAGGAACTGCTAGCAATATTCTTGGCTAATGGCAAGGAGTTAGCATCACAACCAGATTTCGATGGGATGGGGATTGGCGATAGCTTGTTACGTGGCTATCAGTCAAGTAAATTAGCCATGTATTTCAGAAATGGCGATTCAGCTAATCGTATAAGTTTTGCAGACAGAAAGTCAGGTGATCTACTGCCGCGAAATGAAACTGATGTATTCTTAGCGGAGTTAAAAACTAATCGTAATATGCAGGCAATATTCAGTGGAGTGCGCATACCGTCTACCATGACAGTTTTTGGCGTATCAGAGCCTTTGCGTAACGCTCAAGGGTTTAAGTTGCCTTATAAGCGTGTCAGAGAAGTTTATCCGCCTGAGCCAATATTTCAGTTTAACTTTGAACTCTATGCAAGAGATAGAGAAGAATATCAAAAAAAAGTTGCAACAGTAGAAGTAGCAACGCAAGAGAAATATAAAACTGAATCATTGTATGCATCACGAACAGGTATTATGCGCGTGGAAGGTAAAGCGGAATCTGGAAATCAAAGACATCTAGACCTTGACGTAAGCGTAAACGATATTATACAATTTCAAGTTTTTGGCGATAATGCAAAGAATGCCTTTGGCGAAACTGGAAATACTGATATAATTGCTAAAGAAAATAATTACAGGCAATCTGTTGATGATACAATCATCGTAGGGGAAACTTATCTCGTAGCTGGCGCGGAAGCAGTTTGCATAAGCGAAAGTTCTAATGAATTATGGACTACTGGAAACGCAAAAACTTTTAGATTCAGGGTTTTAGATGTAGGCAGGACTCGCATCGTAAATGAAGGACTTGCGTTACATGACCCTGACTTTAGGCAAAAAAGCTTAGGGCCTTTCAATAATCCAGCATACGGGCCGACATTGACAAAACTAACAATTGCACATTTTACTACAACAAGAAAATTAAATCAAGTAGAGATTGGGATTAAGTCACAAGTATATAAACGCTTTACAGGAATGGCTAATTTTGCTAGTATCCTAGACGATACTACTTTAGCAAGGATTGAAAACGGAGGTAATAATTTTAATGTTGGGACTTATAGCGAATATGGATTGCGGTATTCATTTTTTAGGCTAGAAATTAGAGAAAAAGGTGGCTATAGTTGGGTGCGATTAGTGAACCAACCAGGCGGTGTGTTTGCAGTAAAAGGACGAACACCTGTAAGTCAGTTTAATTTTATACGAGTTGCGTTTCCAAGCCTTGAGAAGCAATATGAAATTAGATTTAGGCCCATAAGTGGCGGTCAATATCTCGCAGTCCAATTTAATTCTGGCAATCCTTTGTGTGTATTAGATTCAAGAACAGGTTCGGCTCAAGATTATACAGTGCAAGATAGTACTTTAGGCGAATTTAAAATTTCTTTTAAAGGCTATTTAGAAAAAGTAACCCTAGGAACTGCAACTAACGAAGTAATGTTCTACGGCGGCAAACCAACGCAAGGATTGGTGACAGGATTTGCACCGATAACGTTTTCAACCAATAATACATTAAGCGCAAGCACCTTTGCTACAACCGGCGGATCTGGCTCGGGATTAACAATGAGGGTAGAAAGCTTTCCTAAACAAGATAATACCCCAACAGGAAAGGTAGTAACAGGCATGTCAACGCGATGGCTACATATGGGCATCATGGGCGCTCCAGCGCCTGAATACGAAGGGCAAGTGATTACAAGAAATGTACAATTTACCAACGGTGATCATTTCATCGAAGTAAGACTTACTTTAAGAGCTACATCCCTTGAGACATATGGGTATTTTGGTTCAGGTTATGGAGCAACCACTGCTTATGGTTACGCAAATAATGACGAAGGATGGAATAGCCCATTTCTATGGGTTAATCAAAACTTGGCAAATTCAATAGTTACCATAGTTAATTCCTCAAGTTTTCAAGAATTGGAATCATCCAACTCAATACCGCCTAATGGTGAATATACAGTGAGCAAGCCTGGCGGCTTTGCAACACCAGTCAATGGCACAACAGTAGCGCGGATTAATGTTACATTTACAGCCCAAACGACATATATCGGTGGGTTATCGATTGCTAATGGCGGTGCAAATTATAAAGTGAATGATAGGATTACTGTAACCGGTGTTGGTATTACTATACCGCAAATTATAATCAATGATGTAGCTTCACCAAATAACGCGGAAAGGATTGAAGAACCGTTTGATGCCATTGCTGATGTATATATGAACGATGGTCAAGAAGGGAGTCACGACGCAGGCCCTGAACATCAAATTGTTTACGTAAATGAGCAGCGAGAAAATTTATTAACTTTTAATGATAATACTGTTCCATATGCTCCTAAATATGAAAATATGACGCTACTTGGCTTGCAGTTGCGTAGCGGCAAAGAATGGAGCAGCTTCAATAACTTTACTTATTATGCCAAGCAAGGGTGTAAGGTGCGTAAGTTAGTAAATCAAAATGATCTAAATTCAAGCTACAGCGTGAATGCTTCTCCGGTTTATGACGCCTCAAACTTGTATCCAGAAATCCTATATCATCTTGTCGCTACATCTAGCTTGATGCCTACCACGATGATCGACTGGGACGGTTTCCAGGAAGGTTGCAAAGTATGCCTTGCAAACAATTTCTTCTGGGATGGTGTGTTATCAGCCCCAGTTAACATCAGAGATTGGGGCCACGAAAATGCGCAATATTTCTTCTTGGATTTTATGGTGCTTGGTGGCAAATTATCACTACAGCCAACATTCCCAGTGGTTAAGGGGTCAGATCTAAATGGTTATACATTAGCTGGTGCGTATAATCGCCAACCGGTAATATCTGCATTATTTACCGATGGCAACATTATTGAAGATTCGCTTAGCGTAAATTGGTATCCTGCCGAGCAACGCAAAGCGCCGCAGGTATTAGTTACGATACGTGATGAAGTGGAGAATGGATTTGCTGAAACTCGTAATATTTTAGTAAGTCGAGTTGGAACGGACAATCCACAAGTTGAAGCGATAGATTTTACAGGATTTTGCACTAGCGCAGATCATGCTATACAGTTTGCAAAATTATTAATTAATATTAGATTTCATGTAACGCATGTAATATCATTTAAAACATTACCTAGTGGTTTAGCTTTACAGCCAGGGCAATATTTCCGGGTATCAAGCCAAGCAAGGCATGTTGAGCGGTTCCAAAATGGTTACGTGCTTGAGGATGGCACTGTGGTATCTAGCAACCCTATGGCTGCTGGCAGCTATACTGTATATTTCTGGCGTTCCGGCATGACGCAGGTGGAGGAGCGGTCGATGGTAATTGGAGCTAATGGTAAAACCACGCCTGAATTTACAAATAGCGTATTTACAGAATACAATGATACGACCAGCAATCGATTATACAAAGCGGAGATGATAGCATATGATATTGATGGAATGGTTGAAGTAACCGGCAGCCATGTACCGCTAATGCCTGACGATGGCAGAATTACGTATTTGAACATGGACGACGCACTATTTACGGTACAAAACGAACAATGAGCACCGCAGGCCCTAATTTCCCAGACCTTGTGCCTACAGCACGGTCAATGTCACCTGGCGATTTTGCCAGCAAGATTTTTCGTTCGCAAAGCGGCGTTGAATCACGGGTGCAATATGGCAATAAAGCATTTAACAAAACTTTAGATTTAGAATATAACAATATTACTGAAGCCAATGCTGCTGCCATTTTTGATCATTACTTAGCCTGTAATGGGACGTTGTATTATTTTGGGTTACCGCAAAAACCTAAAAGTGGCAATGAAACATTTCATATAAATGATGAAAGCACTAGCGCATCCAATCGTTATAGCGCCGCTCCGTTTGGGCTAAGATACCGTTACGCGGAACCGCCACAGTTTAACAGTGTTAAACCAGGCCGTATGTCCGTTACAATAAAGCTAATTGGGGTGCTTGATTCATGACTTATTACAGCGGCAAAGATGGCACATTGACTTATAACAGCACTATCGTGGCTAAAGTTGCTAATTGGAGTTTATCGACAACAGTAGAAACGCTTGATACTACAAATCTTTCTCTTAGTGACCGGACTTTTGTACCGGGCTTACGTGCTAGTACTGGGAGTGCAACGATCTTTTATTACGACGAGGCAGCAAAACCATTGCTAGAACGCATTGTAAAAACTACTGCAACATCGGAAGACGATATACTTGCCATAAAACTGGGATGGGGAGCTAAAAACATACAAAGCAGTTGCATTATTACCAGCGCTGAACTTAATTGTGCGGTTGGCGAGATAATGCAAGCAACAATACAATTCCAATTTACGGGGGTACTTTCTAACGTAGCTTTGTAATGACAGTTTATCTTGGCAACGCAGGGAACATAGAGCTTACTAGAGATAGCGGCGATGTAATTGAAGGAACTGTAACGCCTTCAAATGTTGTTACTTTAAAGGGCATGTTTAGTTTTGACTTTAGCCCTGGCACATTTATGACAGGTGATTTTGTAGAATTTCGTAGTATCGATAATGCTACAACGTTATCATTTGTGTCGGGATGGGCGTACTCTAAAGGTAACTGGTTTGTTAATGTAGACCAACTCGACGGGTTGCGGTTATATAACACATATTCTGATGCGGTGGCCGGCACATCAAACAATAGAGTTGCATTGGCTGCGCCTGGTGCTGCTATTGCTGTTAGCTGCAAAATCCTTAATTCAGTACCAAGGGTATTAGGCCAAATTGTCAAATTTGAGTTATCAACTGATCGCGAAGCGGTTGATACAACAGGATTAGGCGATGAATTTAGGAATCAATATAGCACTTTGATCACGGGATCAGGCAGTATCGAGTGTATTTTTGATTATGCAGTTGCTGGTGAAACTGAGGTTGCAGTGTATTTGCATAATCTATTATTGCGGCAACAGTTTGGCAGTGATTTCAAAGCTAATTTATACATCTTAACTGAAGGCCAAGGTAAAGGCATTAATGCTGTAAATGATTCGATATGGTATGAAATCAGTGGCGTGATGACGCAAGCGGCAATTGGTTGTACCGCAGGCGACATCATTAGCAGTACATTTACGTTTGTGACGACGGGGGAGATAAAACTAAGAGTGCAAACTGTTACCTGGGGCGACCTGGTTCTCAACTCTGCAGGTGATAGAATGACGCTATCATCCGCAGATGCGGACATTTTAGAGATTGGAGTGGACCTGTAATGGCTAACCAGCGCATAGATCAGCTAAACGCTGAGACAACGCCAGCAGCAGCAGATTTGCTGCCAATTTTTAGTATCGCAGGTAGTGACACCAAAAAAATTACAGTTAAAAATTTAGTACAACAAGGCGTCGCGTTAATTGATGATGGATCAATACCAGGGTCAAAGGTAAACCTAACTTCAACTCTAACTGGAACAATTGTTAATGCCGATATTAACGCTAACGCGGAGATCGCGGTTAGCAAATTAGCCGATGGCGCTTCCCGTCAATTGCTTCAAACGGATGCTGCTGGCACTGGTGTGGAATGGGCTAGCAACATTGACATCCCCGGCACGCTGGATGTAACCAGTGCAGCAACATTTGATAGCACTGTTGCTGTCACCGGAACGTTAACTAAAAGCGGCAGCAATGTTGTAACCGTTGGCGATACCGGGACTGTTACAAGCACGATGTTATTGGATGGCACGATTGTCAATGCAGATGTAAATGCTTCTGCTGCCATTGATGACACAAAGCTTGCAACTATCGCCACTGCATTAAAAGTATCTAACAGCGCCACTACCGCTACAAGCGCAAACACCGCTTCATCAATTGTTGCAAGGGATGCTTCAGGTAACTTTACTGCTGGCACGATTACGGCAGCACTGACAGGTAACGCCTCAACAGTAACTACTAACGCAAACCTAACCGGCGATGTTACCAGCGTTGGTAATGCAACATCTATTGCTCCTGATGTAATCGTTAATGCTGATATAAACGCATCTGCAGCGATTGTTGACACCAAGCTGGCCACCATTGCTACGGCTGGCAAAGTCAGCAACTCGGCTACTACTGCTGTTAGCGCTAATACTGCTAGCGCTATTGTGGCGCGTGATGCAAGCGGTAATTTCAGCGCTGGCACAATTACAGCGGCACTAACAGGCACAGCATCCGGCAACTTAGTAAGCGGTGGGGCACTTGGCACACCATCTAGCGGCACCTTGACAAGTTGCACTGGGTTGCCAATTTCTACCGGCGTATCAGGACTCGGTACTGGTGCTGCAACATTTTTAGCAACACCATCAAGCGCAAATCTTGCTGCGTTGTTAACTGATGAGACTGGATCTGGCGCTAATGTATTTGCTAATTCACCGACATTAATAGCTCCAGCATTAGGGACTCCTGCGTCTGGGTCTTTAACAAACTGCACAAATCTGCCTGTTGCAACTGCTTCAGTTGCAGGCGCTGTTTCAATACCAGCAGCAGGCGGCTTGGCACTTACCGGCGGTGGTGCATTAAGCCACAGCAATGCAGTTGCAGGTGGCGCTAGCACTCGCAGCGGCATTACTTACGACCTGCAAGGCCATATTGTTAGCACCATTGCTTTAGTCGCGGCAGATTTGCCTATTGCGACAAATGCGGTAAAAGGTGCTGTTATTGCAGGAACTGGCCTTGCTATAGATGGCAATGGCATTGTTTCAACCAGTGTTGCTACTACCAGTGCTCTGGGCGCTATAAAAATTGGCGATGAATTTGGGCTTAATGGCAGCAGTCAACTGATACTTGCTACTCAAGGTAGTGTTGCAGGTGGCACTGCATATCCAAAAGTTACAGTAAATAGCAAAGGTGTTGTTACCGCAGGCGCATCATTAACATCAGCAGATATTCCTGCTCTCGATACAGCAAAAATTACAAGCGGCACCTTAGCTATTGATAGGTATGGCGCTAATACTATTACAGGCGCGAAATTAGCTAATTACGCAACGGGTAAAATCAGCGAAGCATTCCCAACTGCTGATTATATTTCCCAGCTATTTTTCAACCCTTTGGACAGAACATTGTACATGTGGGACGGCAACGTCTATCAACCAATTGGCGTTAGTTACGGGCAGGTAGTATTTTCTGGTACTTATGATGCAGGCACCAATTTAATTACTTCTGTTACCACTGAAGGCGCAGCTATTGGCCTAACTGTTGGCGGTGCTTTGACATCACCAGTTACTGCAAATAAATCTCATTACGTTGTTGTTGACCAGCCAGGAACCGGCACTGCACCAGCACCTACCGTTGCATTATCGCCGCCAGACATGTTGCTGTCTAACGGCACAACTTGGATACTGCTAGATGTATCAGACACAGTAACGGCTCAACTTGCAAGTAATATACAGGTTAGCCCTGCCGGTAATATTGCAAGCACAAACGTGCAATCTGCATTACAAGAACTTGACGATGAAAAATTACCGTTAGCAGGAGGCACATTAACTGGTAATTTAGCACTTAATACTGGCATTGCCATTGTATATGAAGGCGCTACTACTGATAATTTTGAGACTACATTATATGTAGTTGATCCAACGGCTGATCGCACAATTCTGCTGCCTAATGTAAGCGGCACAGTAATAACTACGGGAGATACGGGCACTGTTACTAGCACGATGTTGTTAGATGGCACAATACTCAATGCCGACATAAACGCATCTGCTGCCATTGCTGACACAAAGCTCGATACCATCGCAACGGCTTTAAAGGTCAGCAACTCAGCTACTACTGCTGCCAGCGCTAATACGGCAAGCGCAATCGTGGCTCGTGACGCAAGCGGCAACTTTACTGCTGGCACCATCACCGCAGCACTGACGGGCGCAGCATCTAGCAACGTGCTGAAAGCTGGTGACACCATGACGGGTGTACTAGCCGTAACTGCTGGTACTGCTGCACTGCCAGCCATCACGCCAAGCGGCGATCCAAACACAGGTATCTACAGCCCTGGTGCAGACCAACTAGCCATCTCAACTAATGGCACGGGGAAGTTATTTGTTGATAGTACTGGGAATATCGGGGTATTGGCGGCTTCACCAAGCGCTTGGTCTTATGGCGGAAATATAGCACTACCAGGCGGAGGTAGATACATCGCATCAACTAGCGATGATATCAGATTTGCTTCTAATCTTTATTATTCCGATGTAGAAAGATATTCAGCTAACGGGTTTGCAGCTAAATATAGAATTGCTGATGGAACACATCAATGGAGTATTGCGGCAACAGGAACAGCAGGTAACGCCATAACATTAAATGAGGCCATGCGTATCCACGCTACTGGTGACGTGGCGATTGACACAAATACCCTGTACGTTGATGCTGTCAATAACCGAGTAGGTCTGGGGAATAGTAGCCCTGGATCCTTTAACTCATTCGCTAATAACCTTGTTGTTGGGACAGGAACAGGAACTAACGGAATTACTATTTACGCAGGCAATGCTTCAACTAGTACCTTAAATTTTGCTGATGGAACCAGTGGTAACGATTTATTCCCAGGATATATTG